AGCGAATAACCGCGGCGGATATATCCCACAAAGTAACTGTTGTTTTGGAATCAATCATAATTCACCTCTTATACTATAGTTATACAACACATGTATCGGTATAAGATAGCATCGCGCGTTGTTAACTTTTATATCTTTACATTCTTCTCTTAAGATGCATTCAATAATCTTAATAGGTCTTATCCATAAAAACCCTGACGCTGTATGTATACACCAATAGTTTGCTTTAGTTGTTAGTATATCCCCTGGCTTCTTATTGCGCTCGTATTCAATAATAATATTATTTGTTTCTTCAGATTTCTTATCAAACTTTACTTCAACGCTTTCATGCAGCTCAGGTATCCATATATCGTAATCAACAAACTGCCCATGTATTCGTATGGCTAATGGGTATTTCTTATGTAAAGCTTTTAAAACTTTTTCTTCATAGTTATGACCCATGCTTAATAACGATTGAAAACTCATCGCGCTTTATATCCTGCTTTTTTAATATAGTAGTTAGCAATCTTTTCGTATTTAATTGGATATAACTTTTTAGCGGCTTTAGTAGCAACTTTATAAAAAGGAAAGATTGGTTTATATTTAGGATTAGTTTCAAATCTATGAATAATTTTTAAACCATTTTTATTACGTTCCCATACTCCATATATTCCATTAATAGTTGCTTTAAATTGTTTACCTTTAACAACGCCTGATTTTCTACCTGGGATATTACCGTATTGATTTAATCTAGCATTTACTGTAGGAACAGCTGTGTTAATTATTGATCTTACGCCGCCTACAATATTGCGGTGTATAAATTCTTGAGCCCATTCTCGAAAAGTAATATGCGCTTCTAACTTATTTTTTTTAGCAAATTGAACATATACACTTTTTATTGTTTGCGGTCTAGGTCTATCAAATGATTTGCGCATAGACGCTTGTTCCAATTCTTTTATTCTAGTAGCTGTTTCATTTAAAGCAATTCTTGTAACATTAGGAATGTCAACTCTTTGAAACTTTTTAAACTCTTTATTAAATTCTTTTACGTTGTTTTTAATTGATACTTTCATATTTTGTTATTGTTCCTTTTACTTTACGTGTAGCTTTTTTAATATTTAAAATATTGTTATCTATTACAGTAAGCAATTCGTTTATATCAAAAATTATAACATCTTCTTTTTCTTTATACTTTTCATAAGCAACATGTATATCATCTTTATTTATACAAATAATTAGTTGCTGTTTAGTTTCGGGATGCTGAACAAATATAAATTCTGGTGATAATTCATTATAACCTTTATTTTCTACATCTTGTATCAATGCTTTATTAGCTCGAACCATCATTTGAACTAACTTTATTTTATTACCAATTAAATATTCATTTTTATATTTAACTTGGGCTCGCTGATATCGAATTAATAATTCTGGTGATATTAGTTTCATAATTCTTTCTTTGCCCCATTTCAACGCTATTTCTTCTTGAATTGCATTCAATTCTATTATTGAAGTATTTAATTCTTTAGCATTTTGTTTCTTAATAATCTCTGCTATTTTTTGTTCTTTATAATTCATAGTTACATTAATAGTTACATTTTAATAAAAATAGACTTCTAAAAAAGTTACATGAGTTACATATACCTAAAGGTATATGTATGTAACTCAAAATGTAACTCTTTTTTTCTTGAAGTTTGGCAAGAAATGTAACTAAAAAGTAACTAATGTAACTAAATATGTAACTAATTAATATCATCATACTTTTTAGCTTGATAGCCCTTACCTTTTTCATAATATATTTTATTATCATCTTTTAATCTTTTTAGCCTTTGTTTAACAGTAGATTCTTTTAAATCTTGTTGTTTACGTATAACATCTGTTTGTGTTACCCAAATACTAATAGGATCAACATTATCAACCTCGGCTTTTTCTGCTTGTATTTCTGCTATAGCAATAATAGTCTCATCAATCTTAAAGTCTTTTTCTTTAAAATCATCATATTCAGCTTTCACTAATACACCTGAAGTCATGCCTGGGTAATTAATTAAATCTATTTCTCTGAACTTAAAGAACTTAGGATTCATAGGTTTACCGTCTTTAATTAAAGTTTGAGTGAATTCAACACGCATTTCTTCGCCTTCGTCTTTAGGTCGTTTAACTGCAAATTCAGCATCTACAGCTGCAGGAAGCACAGAAGAGCCACGTGCTCGTCCTGAACTGCTATGCCCTGTATGATGTATTAAAGCTATACAACAACTAAACTCGGACTTTAAATGGTCCACACGTTCAATAAATTTATTCATATCTTCAGTGCTATTTTCGTTGCCTGCTCCAAAGTTACGAGCTAATGTATCTACATATAAACACCCTATATCGCCAAATTCATCAGCCACCTGGTGAATATGATCTATTAAGTTTTGATGATCTTTTTCATCTAAAAACCTTACACCCCTATCTGATACAAACATTTGTGCATCTAATAAGTTATGGCCGTAATAATGTTCCCAAGCTTGCACACGCCTTGCAATACCTCTTTGGCCTTCACCTGCTAAATAAATAATAGGTGTTTGTACAGTCTTATGTGTATGCCATGGTATGCCTAATGATGAACATAAAGCCATATCTATAGCAACAAAAGACTTACCGCTTTTAGGTGCCCCATATATATCTATAACTGAATCCTTTTCCATAATGTCTTCAATAATCCATTCAGGTTCAGGGATATTCGTTATTAAGTCTGAAATCTTTCTTAATACTAATGAGGGTTTTTTAGGCTTAGATATGCATGTTGATATATATTCTTTAAATGAATCTTTATCATAATTATTACGAGAATATGCATCATACAAATCATCTTTAGTATTAAATGATTCAGGTATCTTAGCTATTTGAACAGTACATTTATTATCAGTTAAGTATTCACTTAGCTCTTCTGCGCATTTAAAACCCGCCTCATCGTTGTCAGGCCAAATAATAATTTCTTTGCCAAACAACGGTTCCCAATTAGCTTTCTTCCAACTATGAACTCCGCCATGCCAAGTGGCTGTAGGACCATCATAAAGTTTATTAGCACCTATAGTGGCTTTTTCACCTTCACTAATAATTACAGGACCTTCCCCATCTTTAAAATATATTGGCATTAAGCCTTCAGGCCGTTTTAATTGCCAAACATTATTAACTTTACAAAATGGTGCATATTTTTGCCGTATGCTATGCCCTTCTTTAAATCTCATTACAACGAATGCATCTGTATATTTAAGTAATACTTCAGCCTCGTTTGCTAATGAGCGCATTTGCTCTTGTGTATATTGTTTATATGATTTGGTTTCTAAAGTAATTGTATCTTTAAAACCTGAACCATACATATTCAATATATCATTTCTATTTTGATTAAAGTGATCTATTAACCATATAACTCCTCCTCCTTCATCTAATTCAAAACTAAAAAACAATCCAGTTTCCAGATTGAGGCACCAGCTTCCGTTAGTGCCCCATCTGTATTCAGTACTCGATTGCTTTGTTGGCTTACCTAATAAATGAAGTCCAACTTGAGGAGCCAACTGTACAAAGTCGACGTCCCCCATGATTAAAACGGTAAATCGTCTTCAGTCATTTGTGCAGAAGGATCAAACCTCGGGTCCCCTGCTTGTGGCGTTACCGTTTGCGAGCTAGGCGCTGCAAAGTCAAATCCGTTATTATTTGTATCTAAAGCAGGCGCAGCATCAACATTTGTTGTTACAAAGTCTTCTGGTCTATCGACCCATTTAACAAATTCAAATGCAGGAATTGCAGCTTGGCCTACTTTAAACTTTTCAACCTTACAGCCAGCATATTTAACATGAACAACTTTACCTTCGTTAGCTGGTATGTCATTCCAAAACGTAGCACATAGAGCATTAAAGCCTTGACTTTCACCCCAGCTAAACCTTCTCCATAATTTGCCTTTGTGTTCTTTTGTATACATCCAAACACTAAAAGCTCGCTTATGATCGGGTGTTGGTTGTGGTTTTCCTACACCAGGTCTATCGTCCCATTGCCAACTGTAAGCACCTTCATAAATGCCCCAGCCTGTTTGTATCGTTGCCGGATCAATAAGCAAATGCACAACATTATCTAATGCCTCATCGCCTACTTTCCAACATTTACTAGTGCTGCAATGTTTTATATAAACATTATCGCTACTTCCATTAATACCTAATATATCCATAATTTTACTCCTTAATGTAATATTGGTTGCGCTTCATTGCGCCATTTTTCAATTAGTGTATATCTGAACTCAGATACATACTCATCAAAACTCATTTTAATTTCATTATCTGATTCTAAATATTCTAAATATTCTAAAACACAGAATTCTGAAAATCGTAATTCTTTATTCGTCTCTATTGACATAAGCTAGAAAAATATTATTTCTTTTAATTATATCTATAAAATCATCCCAGCCGCATGTAAAAATTTTATTGTTATCTTTGGGCTCATCTTTTAATATTGCCCAAAATGGTAAAGCTACTTGTATTGGTCTGCGATTATATTTATATATTAAAACTGGAATTCTTGTTTCGCCTGCGGATATACATACTTGATCCCACCAACCTGATTTATAACCATGACCTTCAGAGTAGCATTTGCATTCAATAGCATAATTTAAAAAATTAATATCACATTCGCCTTTTTTATACATTTGTTCAAAGTTCCTTGTTATATGTATATCAGCTTTATGCTCTGCAGAAAAATCTTTTAATAAATTAACAATTGTTCTTTCAAATGCAGCCCCTTTATTTCTACTATTTACCAACTTTGCCTCTCCTCAATAACTCTCTGCATGCTTTTATTTTTATTTTTGGTTTAGCATTATTAACTAATGTTGTAAGTTCTTTAATAGATGCATTTTTTAAATAGTAATGCTCTACTTGATATTTACCAGTATTTTTATTTCTTATCTTTATTGACTTTTTTATTTTTTCCGGCATTGAATATTTTGTCCCAATTGTTATCTATTTTCTTTTTATCTTCTGGCCTGCGTTTGCTACCTTTCCCTCCATGCCATTTACTCATCTTTTAGCTTTTCTTTTAATAGCTTTTCAACTACAAAAATCATTTTTTGTCCGTTTTTTTCACAATATTCTTTAAGCTTTTTATGTGTATCAGGTTTAATCCAAACCGCTTTCATTTGATTCTCATCCATGTTTTTTAATCCTTAAAGTTTTAGCCCTAACCGACCTAGCCTCTTTAGCTGGTGTAATTTTTTCAGGTTGGGCTTTATAGTTTATCATAGGCCACATTACTGTATGTGCATTTGTTTGCCCGCCATCAGCATCTTTTATTAATTCTTTTAATGCAAGTTCTGCATCTTGTATAGTAACTTGCAAATCTTTTATTAGCCGTTTACTTTCAGTAATTGTTTCACAAAGTGTATCAGCTTTATGTTCTAAACTAATTATATCTTTATTAACTTTTTTGTATACTATGTTAGCATCATCTGTTGTGCTAGGTGGATAGTATTGTTTATTTTTAACTCTAAAGTCAAAATCTAAAACTAACGACGCAAGTTCTTTTTGAAACTCAGGCTTTCTTGAATATAAATAAATTCTAAAATCAGTAGATTGCCAAAGCACAATAACGGCTGCCCAGCTATAGCCGGTACATTCCATTAAACCTTTAGCTTGCAATACGCCTCGCCATTCTTCTAATTCGTTAGTAGGTATATTACGTGTAGCTTTGCACTCTATTACACCAGGACCATCTAAAACAATAGTTTCTTGTTCAGGTATAATCACATGATCTAAATCTCCATTTTTAAATGTTAATTCTTTGGCAACTCCAGTAGCGTCCAAAGAGCCTGCAAGGGGGAGTATTGAATGTAGTACAGGCTCTTCGTAGTCTACTTTTACGCTTTCAAGACCAAGAATATTCTTAGCCTCTTCGCATAAAACTGGTTCTAATAAATCACCCATACGTTGTAGCATGAGTTGTGGAGTTTGTTCAGGCATAATACCTTCGCTAGCTTTTATAGCGGTATCAAGCCATTGATTTCTAGTTTGATATTGACTTATGCCTTTAATATAAGGTAATGTTGAACAACTAGCTTGATCATATCTTGTTTTCTTACCAACCATTTATTGGCTCCTGTAATATAAATCTGCAATTTCTTCTAGTGATAAATCACTCGGCAATGTATGAATTTCTTCTGGTTGCCCAGGCATTTTATTTGAAATTTTCATACTGTTATCGTTATAAGTTGTTTTAACATATTTATTAACTCCATAGTTATTAACTTCAATTTCTTTAACGCCTTGTGACCATTTAACTATTTTTTGTATATCTGTAACCGGAATCATTGGTACGACCTATAAATTGCTTTAACTTTTTTATAAAAATTAACAAAATCTTTTTCTGAATACTCCGCATCGTCATAATGAAATACTGTAGTCTCAACAGGATTTTCAATTGGATTATCTTCAACAACACGTAAAAACCATAATAAAAATGCAATTTCTTTTTGATTAAATTTACGTTGGCTTAGGTTAAGCTTCATGTAACTACTCCCATTAAATATGCTATTTCGGTTAAAGACTCTCTGACCTTATGTTCAGATTCGCCAACTTGCACTAAGGTGTCACCAGTTAAAAAGTCTTTGTAATAACCTCTAACTTCTCTTTTTGGTAGGCAAATTTGCCCACCGCCTACTATATTAAATACTACTTCCATTATTTTTTCCTCCTTTTATCTGACTCAATCGCCATAAGTATAACTAAGTAAGATATATATACTACAACTAACATAATTACATATTCCATTAGTTTACTTTTTTCTTAGTTAGTTTTACTTCGTGACCTTGTTTAATTAATCGGCCCATCTTGCTAAATGTATAAACTACATCGCATGTTTTAATTGCTACTACCCAGCCTAAGCTAGGTAGTTTTACTTGTAAAGTGTATCTAGTCATTATGCAATCCTTTATGATATAAACTATCAATAAACTCTTTTGCTTCTGCTAAAGTATTTGTGCAGTCATGAGCTTCGTATGCATCATAAACATCACCACCTGCTGGTATCTTTGCTATATTCCAAAATGTGTAAGTAGCAATTGCAGCTCTATTTTTCATGTTTTCTATAGAATAGCCCCTGTACTTATAAAGACCTGCTTCTATTCTTTTTGCTTTGTTTGCCATGTTATTTAACTCCTCAGTTTTATTGAACATATAAGTATTATACGGGGTTTATATATGTTTGTATACCTTTTTATATATATTTATTCATGTTATATAAAGTGCCAATAAAGTAAAATAATTAAGAGGCCGATATATAAATATTACTACTCCAAAAATCTAATATCTCCATATTTTGTCGGCCTCTCTAAAAGATCGGTCGAATAATAGGTACAGATGATAAGCTATCTAAAGTTTCTTTAAATGAATCAATTTCTAAAGCGGGGGTTATAATTTTTTTATCAAAGGTAAAGTATGTCTGTGTACTAGTGTTCGGCTTAAAGAGAATTCGTTTATCAGGCATAAACACAAAAGCAATAATATCGTAATGATAATGCTTATATATTTGACTTTGATTTCTTGAATTTTCAGTTGCAAAAACATATTTACCTTCCGGCGTTACGTTTCGTGCTTTTACTTGAACAGTATATTTAGCAGAGCCTAATTCACAAATTAAATCAGCGGGATGTTTTTCTTGACATGGAAAACAGAAATCACAATATTCTAACAAAAACGTTTGCGTTAAAGATTCTGCTAAAGCGCCTAATCTTGAGTTTGCTTGATGTTCTTCAGCGGTTTTTTGTGTTGGCATTTTTTTAATTCCTCTGAATTAAATATAGCGCGCCTTCCAACCTGTTTCGCATACCTGGAATCAAGCAGCTCATCACCAGCTTTTTCCCATTCTCCTAACTCCATATACGCTCTAGTCTTACGAAACGCGAGCCATGTATTTATACCCATATTAAAAACTAAGTCAATCACGACCATCTGAGCCTCCTCAGGAAATGTTTTATATACAGGCCAATGAGTATCAAGTTTTATAATAACATTATTAACATCATTATTTAATAAAATATGTGCTTCTTCTTCGCTGATACCGTTGGTTTCAAGATTTCTACCGATCCCTATACTTACATAGCCTTGAGAGCATTCATACGGTTTTAAAACTAAACCTTCCCAATCAGCTAAACGTTGTTTAACTTTGTCTAACATATTATTTGCTATGAACACCTTTTGTTTTTTCAAAGGTTCTAAGTGATGACATTCCAAGTAAGGATAAAAGAATTGTAGTAAGTTGCGAAAAATCAAACTCAAGTTTTTCAAGTTGTAAATCAGTTCCGCTAACTACAGCTATCCAAGTTGCGATAGGCAAGATAATGTAATGAGTGCAAAGACTAAACCCACAAACATATCCAATGCAGGGTCTCCATGACGATACAAACCAGTTCCCGTTTTTCGCTTCTTCAGCATT